GTTTCCCAGTCACGATCATGGGGTCCCATGTGCAGCACTATTTTCCACGCGTGTAAATGATAATTCGCAATTATTTTTAGTGTTGAACGTCTTAATTTCATGCCAGAATTTAGTCTCACCTTTAATCATTTTTTAGGCTAAGTCCGTTACTCTCTGGCTAATCAATTTTTTTTATGACTTCACCCATATTCCACTTAGATTTATAAACTGTCATCACCAATCTATGAGATTCCCGGACGCCAAGTAATTTGTTCTCCATTAATTTAATATCCTTGATATCAAACATCTCGCCATTGGGCATGCAGATCTGCACTCTAGCTTCTTGCACTACGGGTGACTTTAAGAATTTATCTAAGACTTTCCTTAATAGCTTTCCTGTTACCATCACTTGAACATATACCAAAAATAATTTATATTGCAAGTCATGGGTTTACCAAAAAGACTTACAGAAAAACAAATTAAGTTCGCTAATTTAGTAGTAGCAAGTGAAGGTAGGAAGACTGCTACCGACTGTGCTATCGAAGCGGGTTATGATCCTAATTCTGCCTATGTTTCTGCCAGTAAGCTTCAAAACCCATCAATGTACCCTCTAGTTAGTCAGTACATAGGCAGGTTAAGAAGTGAGAAATTAAAAAAATACGACATCAGTATGGAATCACACTTAGGAGAACTGGGCCAATTAAGAGACGAAGCAAGAGAATCAAAAGCCTGGAGCGCTGCTATCAACGCTGAAGTTGCTAGAGGTAAAGCCGGCGGCTATCAAAACAATACCAACCTACACCTGCATAAAGACTTAGATACGCTTGAAGAATCTGAGTTAGATAAAATGTTAGAAAAAGCTTTGAAGAATTTCAAACCTATCATTGATGGCACTGCAGAAGTAGTTGAGGAATCTAAAGAGTAATCTTCTCTAATTTAACAATACATCCCAAAGGAAATATATTACGGTCTGAAAATGAAACGTCTTTATCTTCATATGATGCGAATGTCCAAACGAATTTTTTATTTCGTTTGTAAATGTATGCATGCGTTATCATTTTGCTGCATTCGAATTTATCAAATTCTTCTATTGATGCATGGCCTGCGTCCCCCGTTATATCGATCCACTCGAGGCGGTAAAAATAATACTTCTTCGAACCGATCACGACGTGTTTAAACTTGGATTTCTTATTTCTACGCATATCTACTTATAGCACCTATAGTTTTTTTCTCTAGGGCACATTTTTTTCAAAAACATTTTCTTATGCGCGCGTACGGGTTTGCTAAAAGTGTTGATTTTACTGGATTGTAACCACTGTAACCACATTGTAACCAAGATTTGTTACAAAATTATGGCCTAGAACCGTTGGTATCTGCCAATAATAGTTGATTGAATGTCATTGTAACCATTGTAACCACGATTCGTAAATTGAAAAACAAAAAAATTTTTCTGGCAAAAAAAGTCTATAGGTAAATACCTGCCTTTATTGTGACTTATTTGCAACACATTGTTGTATTTTAACCACAATCCTGACAATATCCCTTAAAACTACTGCTTTCATTCTTGTATAAAAATTGCTCACAATCTTTTGCCTTACAAAGGATAATACCTTTTATATCTACCTTTGGCTTTTTGACTACATGAGAGGTCTTCTTATCCAATTGAGTCTTAACGGCTATGTGCGTGCTTCTATCTCCCATTAATGTAACCTTTTACTACCTTTAATTTTCTCAAAATGTGGCCCCATTAAAAAAAGACTCAAATCTTTAAATTCTTTCATAGTCATCTCGTGAATTCGCATAGAAGGAATTCTTTTATTCATCTCTTTTTTGGCTAATTTCCATTGATCTTCTGTAAATTCTTGTAGTAATTTTAACTTATCTTTCATTTTTCTTCTCCAATTTTTTTATTGCTTCATGAATTTTTTTACCCAATGTTTTATCGTCAGCATCTAAATTACCACCCATAGATTTAACAGTCAATATGCTCATCATAGAATGAAGTTCATCCTCGGTCAATTCTAGCTTAATTGTTTTCATAGATCCCCCGTAGCTGATACAAATGTAACTCGTCTGTAACTACCATTCTCCTTTTGCCATGATGTGCAAATTTCCATTTGAGTTGCGTCACTAGGCAAATTTAATTGTACTGTTTCGTTCAAAATATGATCCGAATCATTAGCTTTACCGCTACGGAAAGTCGATTGTTCGTAATATTTTATTTTAAATGTATTCATATTCATCCTTTCGTTATTAGTGTTTTTCTTTTTAAAAAAATCATCACCATTACAATTAATTAATTTTGATCTGTCATTGTTAGGTAAGATATTTTTAATTGTATCTTCTATTATTATATTTTTTTTATCTTTCATATAATATCCTATATAGTAACATTATTTATTTTTGTCAACTTTTTGTTTGTAATATTGATCTACTTTTTTCCACCATTCGTTCGCATAATGTTTGAATTCTTCGCCTTCTACGCGAAATTCCTGGTAATAATTATCCTTACTGCACATTAGAATGATTCCAAACTGAATATTAGTTTGATAGATCTGGTTGTGAGCAATTGCATATGCAGCCAGTTGTAAGAAATAATCCTCGATCCATTCTTTTCGTTTCGGTTTATTAGTTTGTTTGAAATCTATGATGGCCTCTTTGCCCTCGTAAATTCCTACACCATCTGTTGCCCCTGCATACATATCAGGATAAAAAACTACAGCTTCACTGGCCCATAACTCATTTAGTTTGTCGTTCAATCCCTGGTCCACGATCTGTTGTGCCATCTTCCCGGCCAATACACCTTCAGGAGTTAGATTAACGATAGGTTTGTCTAGCATATACCCTTCAAGAATCGTATGCATAAGAGTCCCCCTAGATGCAGCGCTGTCCTTGATCCGTGTTGCTTCTTTCTCTCCTACTCTATTTTTCCACGCCTCCAATGACGCTCGCTTCTCTTCGCTCTGACAAGCAGATAAGATAGAAGTTACCGACGGCAGCTTCTCTTCACCCACCAAGTAATGTCTTTTACCATCTATAATTTTTCGAGTCGAACTCGGATAATAAAATTTTTTATTTATTTTAATCATGTCTTGTATAACTCCTTACCTATTCTTATAAAATTTAACCAATCATCTGGGTTACTATTTTTCTTTTTTTCATTACAATCTACACAACAAAAGACAACATTGTTTACCTTATACGTAATCCTTGGATCGTATCGATCAATACTAAAGTTAGTTTTAATCTGTGTCTTACGTCCCTGGTATCCTTTACCTCTGGTCCCACGTCTTGCCTTAAAAGTAAAAGGTCTCTCACAATAAATACAGAGTCTCCCTGTAGATCCTGGAAATTTTTCTTTCATCTTAATTATATGATTCATGTACAATCTCCAGAATTCTTTTTTATCCATGGACTTATCTGGTTTGTGTCCTCCATATTTACCGTAGCTTGGTTTAAGTTTATTACCAATTGCCCGACCCACATATCCGCGTTCCGAGTTCATGTATTCAAAATCCTTCTGTATTCTTCGCTCGTCGTTAGGATCTTTGTAGGCCATTACTGTTTTTTATAACCGCTAGCTTTTTCTAAACACTTTTTTTGTTTACCACTTCCTATTAAATAAAAGTCGTAATGAGATAAAGCATCTTGAATTAATTTAAAGTCGTAGGTATCTACATCATCAAACACAAATCGCGTGCCTGGGTTAGATCTAACTGCAAAAAATAAAGCCTCACTTAAAACAGCTTTCGTAGTATGGGGTCCGTCGAAGTGAACAAAATCATATGTAGTTATAAATATTTTCTGGCCTTTACGATAGACAGGAATACCATGACCAAAAGAATTAAAAAATTCATAATCATCTAACTGACATAACATAAAATTTTCGTGATGTTTAAAAGCACTTAGGAAAGTTTGTTTCATAGAGTTAGGATACGTTGGAGTCTTAAACGATCCGTCTTCATTGTATAACACGTTACCATCAAAGTCTGTCCATCTAGGAACCACTCCTGGTTTAGAATCAACGTGTTGATAAGTAATGTCCCCATAAGGATCCACACCTATATGAAAATGATCTTTATTTAATTTCTTTAACGTATCCATAATAACGTGTGAGCCGTAACCTTCTCTCACTCCTATCTCTAATGTTAAATAAAATTCTTTTGGGTTCATCTCTCCAACCCATCTTGCTAATAAATTATAGTCTCCACTATCACCCTTTATCATTTAATTTTCTCCTTAATGTTCTAACTTCTTCAGTTAGTTTCTCGTTATACTTATGTAGCTTTTCGTTTCTAAATTCTAATACTTCGATACGTTTTGTTAGATCTAATGGGCCCCGATCCTCAGCGGGGCCCTTTGATTTTTTATTTTCTAGATCTTTCACTAGTTTATGGTGGTTCTTTATGTCTGTGTCACTCATCATAATTTGTATTTCATCAACTCATTAAATTTTTTTAACTCGTGTTCCGAAATATCTTGCAAACCTTTTGTTCGGTTATAGATCTCTCGAGCCTCTAAAAGTTTTTTAGTATTATCCTTATGAAAACCTTCAGCCTTGTTGCGATCTATAACTTCAAAATGTTCGTCTCTAAGTTCCGTCACGATGCTTCTTTAACTTCGTTTGTAGGTAAGAGTGCTTTATTAATGTAATCAAATGCATTATCCACATTTATTAAAATTTCAAATGTAGTGTTAGAATCTTTTTCTTCTAACATCTCTGCCCCTAATTTATATTTCATCGCCTCCTCTATAGAGTCTGCTTCTTTAATTACGTGAACCGATCTCTTTTTAGAGAATGTAAAGTTCACTACTTTTACTAATGTATATTTCATACTTTTTCCTTTCGTGGTTAGTTATTTAAGTTTGCCATTTAAACGTTTGGCTTCTTTGTTTACTAGAATAGTTACTACCTGTGCTCGAGATACGTTTGGATCATCAGGTACTATTACTTTTCTAATTTTGTCGATTTTACTATAAGTTTCTCTCTTTACTGAGATGTTTTGATACTTGTTAAAATCAGTCATATGTTATATCCTTTCATTTATATTCGGTTATCCTATAAAATAATCTAATTACTGTCAAGGGGCCAAATGAAATTTATTTTAACATTAATTATGTGCTCTGGCATGATCGTGACTGGGAAAC